TCCACTTGTAGTGTATAAAAATGTGCTATGTCATAACCCGACTTAGGTGAATCTGCTTCTGCTTGTTGAACCACAGCATTGTTGATCTGCATTTCTTTCTCGTAAGTAGAAAGCACATCTCTTAATGTCTTACCATCACCTGCTCCAGCGTCTTTGTTTAATATTTCTTTAAATTCTTGTGAGTCGTATATTTGTTTTAGTTTAACTCTATATAGGTGTGGATACCAAGTTTGTGAAAATCCTTCTGCCGCTCTGCTAACATCTTCCACAACATAAAATCTTTTAAGTGCTACATTAAAATCGTTCAAGGCATATTCATCTTTTAAATGAGGTAATTCAAATACATCACCTGGCATAACTTTTCTGCCCAAAGTTTTAACACTGCTGGTGATTGGAATAGTCATAAACAATGTGTCATTCTGTAAAAATAGTCCAAATTGACTCATATCAAAATCAATATCTTGCACATTGTATATGCCTCTTAAACTGTACACATCTTGACTGTATTTTCTATCTCTATTTTCAAGAAACAACATATCCTGTATGTTGGTTTCTTTCACAGCATCGTATTTTGGCTGGGTTGGAGTAGCGTCTGCTTCGTCGGTATTCTTAGGTCCTAGGTATTTGTGTACAAATACATCGGTTCCGCCCACAGTGAACATTTCCACCACTGTTTTGTCTAAGAATGTGTAGTCGTTCCCTTTTTCTGGTTTATAAAGACTTAATCTCGGCATATACATATATTTATCGGACGATAAATATGTATAAGGAAAACTGTATGAGTGATTTAAGCACACAAAAACAAGAAGTATTCGACTACGTTCACACTAGCCTAGGTGGCGGTATGGTAGACGTAGAATTAGACCCTGTACACTATGAAACAGCATTAACTGACGCATTAGACAGATTTCGCCAGAGATCTGATAACTCTGTTGAAGAAAGTTATATGTTTCTGCCTTTAGTGAAGGATCAAAACGATTATACACTTCCAAACGAGGTGATAGAAGTTAGACAAATCTTTAGAAGATCAATAGGTTCAAGATCAGGCGGTGGAGATGGTGGTACATTGTTCGAACCATTCAATATGGCATACACAAACACATACCTATTAGCAAGTTCTAACATGGGCGGTGTAGCAACATACAATATGTTTGCTCAATATCAAGAATTAGTAGGAAGAATGTTTGGTTCTTTCATAGAATTTAAATGGAACACAACAACCAAAAATTTAACAATACTTCAAAGACCAAGACAAGGTGAAGAAGTATTACTAGAATGTTACAATTACAGACCAGATTCAGAATTGCTTAAAGATTATTTGGCAAAAAAATGGTTAAAGGATTATACACTTGCTAAATGCAAATATATGTTAGGTGAAGCAAGAAGCAAATTCAACACAATAGCAGGTCCACAAGGTGGAACATCACTAAATGGTGATGCATTAAAACAAGAAGCCATAGCAGAAATGGAAAGACTCGAAATAGAAGTCAAAACACAAACTGGTGGTGGTCAAGGATATTCCTTCGCAATTGGTTAAATCTTAGTTGACAATCAACTAAACATATAGTAATATACACTATATGAAACATCAAGTTACTCCATTATTTTCAGTACCATTATACAAAACTGTTCTGGATCCTTTAGATCCCATGGAAGAATCTTGGATAAAAAATTTAAAATTTCCTCCACAAAGCGTTGGTTTATATGACGCCGAAAATGAAGAACCAAAAAATGCAGGAATGCAAGTATTGAATCAACCTCAATTAAAAAATCTTAGACAACAGATATTGAAAGTAATGAATCATTTTGTAAGCGATGTATTAGATATTGAACAAGATTTTGAATTAACAACAAGTTGGGTAAACAAAAATGGAAAGGGTGATCATATTGTTCAACATTCACACCCAAATGCAATGATTAGTGGAGTGTATTATGTTGAAAGTGATGACACATCTGCTCCGATAATATTTAACAAACCTTATTTTTACACAAATCTTTTTCACGAAACAATTAAACCAACTTTTAGAAATAAAAATCAAAACCAATACAATGTAGATTATTACGGCATGAAGCCTAAAAAAAATGATCTGTATATGTTTCCATCTTGGTTAGAACACACAGTACCTCCGCAAGATGCAGACAAAGATAGATTAAGTTTAGCATTTAATTTTTTTGTTAAAGGCAAGGTAGGAGTAGGTACAACACAATTACAATTATGATTATAGGAATATGCGGACTGATAGGTTCAGGCAAAGATACCATCGCTGACTTTTTAGTAAAAGAACACAACTTTCAAAAGTTATCTTTTGCTGACAAATTAAAAGACAGTGTGGCTGAAATGTTTGATTGGGATAGACAGTTGCTGGATGGTAAAACAGATGAAAGCAGAGCATGGCGTGAAAAGTCAGATGAATTTTGGAGCAAAGAAATGGGTAGAGACATCACACCAAGATACGTGCTTCAAGTGTTTGGCACAGAATGTATGCGTGACGGATTCTATGATGGTATATGGGTAAGTTTAACAAAAAAGAAAATTTTAGACAATCCAAATATCAACTGGGTAATACCTGATGTGCGTTTTGAAAATGAATCTAAAATGATTAAAGAGGTACATGGAGAAGTATGGTGGGTAAAAAGAGGACAACTGCCTGTATGGTTTAGAATGTATCAAGACATCGGAAAAGTACCCAAAGATGTGCATCCTTCAGAATGGGCGTGGGCAAACACAGATTTCAACACAGAATTATCCAACAATGGCACTATTGCTGAACTTAAAAATCAGGTACAAGATCGCCTTGTTGCCAACGGATTCCTTCAAGGTGCAAAGATCTCTGGCAGTTAGCACAGACTGTTTTTAGATTGTTAAATCTACAATTATTAAGATTACTGTCCACGTGAAACACGTTAAATTGTTGTTTATATTTGCTGGTGTGTCCACATTTATCACACTTTGTTTTAGTTCTATATCCAGCAATATACCATTTGGGTTGATAACCACTAGGTCCTCCATACTTTAAACACATCTCACACTGCTTTCTATAATAGGTCTTATTGCCTTTTTTATAGTTCACAGCACATGGTCTTTTACTACATTTCACACATAACGGTCTCATACGGATGTATTTACCTACCCTTTCCAACCCCTTTTTTATTACAGTTAATACGGCTTGATTTGGCACATTGTCATAAATACTAGCAATAATAAAGTTTTACACTTTAATAGGAGATAAAAAAAATGGCATTAGTTTCACCAGGAGTACAGGTTAGTGTAATAGACGAAAGTTTCTACACACCAGCAGAACCGGGCACAGTCCCAATGATATTTGTTGCTTCGGCACAAGACAAAACAAACAGTTCAGGAACAGGAACAGCACAAGGTACAACAGCGGCTACGGCAGGCAAAGTATACTTGATGACTTCACAAAGAGAATTAGCAGAAACATTTGGTGATCCAGTATTTAAAACTGATGCAAATAATAATCCTATCAATGGTGGTGAAACAAACGAATACGGATTACAAGCGGCTTACAGTTATTTAGGTGTTGCCAACAGAGCATACGTTGTTAGAGCAGGAGTTGACATGGGTCAATTAGAAGCAACAGCAACAGCACCAGCGGCAAATCCAGAATCAGGAACTTATTGGTTTGACACAGCATCTTCAAAATTTGGAATATTTGAATGGAATGGCGCAAGTGCAACAACAACAGGTGGACAATCATTTACAAACAAAGTACCTCACGTAATTACAAGTGCAACACTTTTAAGTGCAGGTGTTCCAAAAACTTCATTTGGACAAGCAGGTGATTATGCAATCGTGGCAACAACAGATGCCAACGAAATGTTTTACAAAAAATACGATGGTAACTGGGTAGGTGTTGGCACAGCGGCTTGGGTTGGATCAAATCCAACTGTAACAGGTTCAACAGCAACAGCAGGTTACACAGGTGTAATTGGTTCAGGAACAACTTTCACAATCACTATAAACGGTGGTGCTACTACAATCACAACATCAGGTACAACAGTAACGCAAGTTGCGGCAGATATTGCAGGTGCAGGTGTTTCAGGTTTAACAGCAAGAGCAGTAGGCGGAGTATTAGCAATTCATTATGATGGTTCTAATGACGCTGACATTATTCTTGCTAACGGTACATTAGACATAGCAATAGGTTTAGGTATTGCACCAGGAACATATTACGTTCCAGCATTACAAACTGCTCCACACACTTCAGTACCAGCATACAAAACTGCTGACGCACAATCAAGACCAACAGGTTCTTTATGGGTGAAAACAACAACACCTAATTCAGGTGCGAAATGGTCAGTTAAAAAATTCAACGGTACAACAAAGTTATGGGAAGAAGTAACAGCACCAATTTATGAAACAGCCGAAAAAGCAATATACAATTTAGATAGAGCAGGCGGCGGATTAAATCTTGCTGTAGGCAGTTTATACATTGACCATGATAATGGAACAAATGCATTAGAGCAAACAATTTTAAGAAGAGAATCTACAGGTTCAACAAAAATTACAGGTACAGCAATTACAACGGGTATCACAGCAGGTAGCAAATCATTTACTATTGCTGAATCAATTGTTGGACAAGAAGCAATGAACTCAGCAGTAACAGTCAGTGTAACTCCAACAGGAGCGGCAACTGACAGTGATTTAATAGCAGGTGCTATTAATGGTTCAGGTTTTACAAACATTGTAGCAAGTGTTGATGCGTCAAACAGAGTTTCAATTGAACACAACGATGGCGGAGAATTTGACATTGTTGACACAAATAATACTTTGGAAGAAGCAGGATTCACTAATTACAATTACACAACAAAGGCAGGAACAGCAAATTTATATCAAACAGCAGGTGGTTCTAGAGCAAGTAACTGGAAAGTTTTAACTTACACAGCAAGTGACACAGCAGTTACAACAACTGCGGCAGACGGACAATTATGGTACAGTTCAATTGTTGATGAAGTAGACATTATGTATCACAACGGTACAGACTGGAAAGGTTACTCAGCAGTAGCAAGTTCAGATCCAGCAGGTCCACAAGTTAAATCAACTGCTCCAACTACACAATCAGATACAACAGCACTTGTTGAAGGCGACTTATGGATTTCAACAGCAGACTTAGAAAACTATCCAACAATTTACAAATGGAATGCAAGTTCTTTAAAATGGGTACTAGTTGACTCAACTGATCAAACAACAGAGAATGGAATTTTATTTGCTGATGCAAGATTTGGTACAACAGGTGGTACGGCAACAGTTGCACCAGCAGGCACTATTGCAGAATTATTAGCAAGTGACTTCTTAGACACTGATGCTCCAGATCCAGCATTATATCCAAAAGGTATGTTGTTATGGAATACAAGACGTTCAGGTTTCAATGTTAAGAAATTTACTAGAAATTATGTTGATGTTACAGCAAACAATACAAGAGGAACAGACAGCGGCAGTTCAATGGCGGCTTACTATCCACACAGATGGACAACTGAATCGGCTAACCAAGCAGATGGTTCAGGTTCATTTGGTAGAAAAGCACAACGTAAAGTAATTGTACAATCATTACAAGCAACGTTAAACTCTAATCAAGAAATCAGAGATGATGAATCTAAATTGTTTAACATAATGGCAACACCAGGATATCCAGAATTGATTGGTGAAATGATTGCATTAAACAATGACAGAGGCTTGTCAGCATTTATAGTTGGTGACTCACCGATGAGATTAACTCCAGATGCAACAAGTTTACAAAATTGGGCAACAAACGTTAACCTAGCAGTAGAAGACAACGACAACGGTTTAGTTAGCACAGATGAATATCTTGGTGTGTTTTATCCATCAGGATTTACAAGTGATAACTTTGGTAACAATGTTGTTGTTCCAGCATCACACATGATGTTAAGAACTATGGCTTTAAGTGATCAAGTTTCTTTCCCATGGTTTGCTCCAGCAGGAACAAGACGTGGTGGAATCACTAACGCAACATCAACAGGTTACATTAACAACGAAGGCGAATTTGTTTCAACAGCATTAAATGAAGGTCAAAGAGACACATTGTATACTAACAATGTTAACCCAATCACTTTCATAACAGGTGCTGGTTTAGTCAACTACGGACAAAAAACAAGATTTGCTGGAAGTTCTGCATTAGACAGAATTAATGTTGCTAGATTAGTAATTTACATGAGAAGTCAGTTAAACAAATTAGCAAGACCTTATGTTTTTGAACCAAATGACAAAATAACAAGAGATGAAATCAAAGCTCAAGCAGAAAGTTTATTACTTGAACTAGTTGGTAACAGAGCGATTTTTGACTTCCTAGTTGTGTGTGACGAATCAAACAACACACCTACTAGAATAGACAGAAACGAATTGTACTTGGATATTGCTATTGAACCAGTCAAAGCAGTAGAGTTCATCTATGTACCATTAAGATTGAAAAACACTGGCGAAATAGCAGGATTATAATAGATAAATATTATAGGAGAAACAAATGAGTATATCTACACTATCAAAAATTACAGTACCTTTAGACAGTAACCAATCTGCTTCTAACCAAGGTCTGTTAATGCCAAAGTTACAGTATCGTTTTAGAGTATCACTAGAAAACTTTGGTGTATCTACACCGACTACTGAACTTACAAAACAAGTTGTAGATATTACAAGACCTAATTTAAGTTTCGAAACAACTACTATTGATGTTTATAACTCTAAAGTATATCTAGCAGGTAAACACACATGGGAAACTGTTACACTAACATTAAGAGAAGATGTCAGCAACAACGTGCAAAAACTTGTTGGTGAACAATTACAGAAACAATTTGACTTCTTTGAAATGAGTGCGGCGGCTTCAGGTTCAGATTACAAATTCGTAACAAGAATAGAAATTACAGACGGTGCAAATGGTGCCAACACAGTAAATGTTTTAGAAACATTTGAACTGTATGGTTGCTACATTGAATCAGCAAACTACAATCAATTAGCATATCAAACAAGTGAACCTGTGACTGTAACGTTAGCATTAAGATACGACAATGCTATCCAGACTCCACAAGGAACAGGAGTAGGTACTGCTGTAGGCAGAACAACAAACACTTTAATTACGGGCGGCGGAGCGTAATTTTCGTAAGCATTTATAAATTTAGGGGAGGACTTTTAAAAATCTTTAGAAGTCCTTTTTTAATGTCCGGGCATTAGCCCATTTTTATCAATCAAAAACAGTAGAGGAAAACGTTATGAAAATGACAAAGAAAAAAGTAGCTCTAGGTGTGGCGGTTATTATCGCTCTTGGAGTTTTATGGTCAGTGCTAAAACCAGCACCGGCTGAAGCGGCAAATGTTGATTTTACATTTGGTGCTGAAAGAAAAATAGAAGCAGAAACGAATGCTATGTATCTTGACTCACACGTTAAAATATTTGCAGGTATTGATGCTACTAGTGGTGTGAACTACACAGTTGATGATGACATGGACGCAACATTTGATTCATTTGAATTAGATTTTGCTAAAGACATCACTGAATCAGCGACTGTTTATGTTAACAACGATTTCGGTGTTAATTTAGACCACACTGAATCTACAATAGGGTTTAAAATTAAGTTTTAATACTCAATTTCAAACTCTTGAACACACTGTAAGGCGGCTTTAAGTCGCCTTACTGTTTTTAACACACCACTTTTTACAGCACATAAATACTGTATATGGCAAATTTACTCAAAGGTTTCTTAGACAACGTTCTAAAAGGTACACTCAATCCTAAAGGTAATTTAGGTGATTTTGCCCATGCTTCTAGACTATATGTTGATGATAGTTTTAGATTAGCACCCAAACAAAAATTTTTATATCATGTGGTTTTCAATATTAATCCACAAGCGGCAATCACAGATCCGCCATTAGCGAATCATCAGAGAGAATTGAATATGTTGGTCAAAGCAGTAGACTTGCCACAATACACTGTGGACATGATTACAGCACAACAATACAACGTTAAAAGAAAAATACAAACGAAGATTGCATATGATCCAATTAATATCACTTTCCATGATGACAATTATGGTGTAACAACTGCACTATGGGAAACATATTATAGATATTATTTCAAAGACGGAACGTATGCTAATAAAGATACACAAGGAAATCAATCCACAAGTACAGATAGACCTTATAGTAAATCAGGTGGATTAACAAATAACAAAGGAACTAAAAATAGATTTGGATTAGATGCTGATGCTAATATTCCGTTTTTTACAAGTATTCAAATTTATCAAATGGCAAGAAAAACTTATACTTGTTACACATTAGTAAATCCAATTATTCAAAGATGGCAACACGATTCAATGAACAATCAGGAATCGGCACCAGTACAGAATCAAATGTCAGTTGAATATGAAGCAGTATTTTATTCTAGAGGTAGAGTACAAGCCAACGGTGCTCCTGCTGGTTTTGGAAAAGAACATTATGATCGAACTCCATCACCTAACAGTTTATCAGGCGGAGGTTCTACAAGTTTATTAGGAACAGGTGGAGTATTATCAGGATTATTTGGAGCCAACGATGGACCATACACGTACATCGGCAGTCAACTAGGAGCAAGTAGACGAGGAATAACTCTTGGTTCAATAATTAGAACTGCAAATAGATTAAAAAATGCAAAAAATTTATCCAAAGAAGGATTACGTCAAGAAGGATTTAATATATTAACAGGAGCAATAGGTAGAATAGGAAACACTTCCGATCAGTCTTATGGTGTTCCAAATACTTTTATAGGTAGAAGTGCTTCTAATATCGGTGCAGGCATAAAGGCTGTAACAAAAGCAATAATAAGGAAATAAAATGTCAAACATACCAAAACAAAATAATGATAGTAATCAACCAGTAAAAGAATTTTTCAATGAATATTTCAATGAGACTATTGCTTTTCCTAGCAATGATGTAGATGCAGTTGTAGGTTATTTTGAATCAAGAGGCTTTGACAGAACTGCCAGCATATCTACAGCAACAGTGATATTACAACAAGCAAAAATAGACGGTGTTAAAGTTTTTGAATTAATAGATACTTTACAAGGTATGGACAAAGTACAATTAAGTTATATCGTTACTGAAATTTTAAATCATAACAGATCAAATACATCATCACTTGGTTATAAAGTTAAAACTGAAAACAGTCTTTCAGAAAAACGTAACATAGTAGTATAGTCCAATGGCGAAGTTCGCTCAAGGTAGATATCAAATAAAAAATCCAGACAAATATGTTGGAGGCCGAACTCCTTTATATAGAAGCAGTTGGGAATTTGCTTTTATGAAGTTTTGTGATGAAAGTCCTAGCATACAAAAATGGGCTAATGAATCTATAAGAATTCCTTACAAACATCCTATGACAGGAAAGTTTACTATATATGTTCCAGATTTTTTCATTGCCTACACAGACAAAAACGGAAGACCTCATGCAGAAGTAATAGAAATCAAACCCGAGAATCAAACATTAGTAGAAAAAGTTGGAAAGAACAGATACAATCAAGCACAATTGATTATCAAT